TTCTTAGCCATCTCTTCGCCTTCGGCAGTTAGAACCATCTTGTCGCCGATTACTTGGGCTACAACCACGCGTGAACCGTCGAGCTTAACTACTGCCTTATTGGCAACAACTTCAGCGTCTACGGCGTTTATAAAATCAAATACATCCATAATAACCTCCAGAGTTAGAAGAAGGGGGGCGAACCCCCCCTCAAAGGGCTATTAAGATGCCGCGCCTACAATCGTAGTAATCAAAGCCTCAGGCTTGATGACCTTGCGGCCATAAACGGCTAGGCCACGAACGATGTCGCCAAAGTCCGTTTGATTACGAAGAGGTTCAGTTTTGCTGATCTGCGATGCGAATGCACAAGATGCTTTCGTACCTGCAACCATCATGCGACGAGCTTTAGCGTTAGTTACGGTAGCACCGCCTGAAGTGGCAGCAAGACCGGGAACCAATGCTTTACCAGCAGCGCCCTTAGGTAGAAGGTTAGAAACATAAACTTCGAAGCGATCCAACATACCGATCTTACCAGTACGGATGGTGCTTGAAGCATCTCCTGTGAAGTACGCCTGAGCGATGTCAGTTTGCATGAGCAACTGGCGGTCGAAAGGCGAAAGGATCAACCAACGGCCATCTTCAGGAACGTTTTGCTCGTCAAGAGCAGCTGACATACGAAGGATCGTATCCAGTACGTTCTTAGGAGTAGCTTGGTCGATTGGAGCAACGTCAGTACCGAGGTTGTACTCACCAGACAACGCACCGGCAGTGCCGCCTGCGTTAGAAGCGTGAGCGCCTTCAGTAACGAACCAGTTGAAGAAACATTCGTTTTCAATGTTGATCTTCAATTGCTTTGCAGCATCATCGGTGAACATGTTCATCAAGTCCATATCGGCTTGGTGAGCAAGTACGTCGTTGACCTGCACGCTGAAGTATTTACCTTTGTTGATCTGCATATCTAGGTAGATAGGCGTAGGAACTTCAGAGGTAAGAGTTGTACCAGCGCCAGCATAATCATTAATTGTGATTGATGGTGCAGTACGGATGCGAATTGTGTCGCCCTGATTTTTGATCTCGCCTTCCCAATCGGTATTGGCAATCTCAGTCATCATGGTGTTCGCATAGAACTTAGCGTTGAGTTTATTGGACCACAGTTGTGGAATGAAACCGCCAGAGTAAGACGGGTTTGTGTCGAATGATCCTGATCCGACGACGGGGAATACAGCAGCCATAATGGCCTCCTATTAGTTTAGTTGGTTACTAACAGCTGCCTACCCGTTAACACATATACTATCGTACACGGCCTTCGAGATATGCAGTTGTTATATCTGCTTCAAGTTTTTGGGCCTCGTCGTACTTATGCCGCGTATTCAAAGTGCGTATTTTAGTCCAAGCTGCGGCGATTTCCCTTTCGGAGTAAACCTTAACATCTTTTCCTACGCTCTTCGTATTAGCGGAATTCGCTGAACGATTTGGCGCGACCTGTTTCTCGAGTTCGGCTTGGCGAGTCTGACGCTCATGCGGTACTTCCGGCTCTAAGGTTTGCCTAAACAGTTTCACGTAATGTGCTACTGCCTCAGCGTCGCCTGCATTAAAAGCCTGTGCCGCCTGATCTCTGCGAGGTCCGCGAAGCATGGGATCATGCTCGTTTAGCTGAAGCTGCGCGATAATCTCATTTTGTTGCTCAAAGCGTCCCTCATATTCTTGAGAAACTTCCTGTGCAACACGACGCTGGACGGCAATCAGTTCTTCACCAAATTCGGCTCGATCTTCATCGGTCACATAACTGACTTTCTCCTTCGGCTTCGTCGGCTCTTTGGGCTTGGCTGCCAAACTCTCAGCGAGGTTGTTCAGTTTAGCCGTTAAGTCCTTAACTTGCGAATGCAAGCGTGGGACTTCAGCATCATACTTACCCCGTAAGGTTTTGTACTTCTGCTCAAATTCGTCCGCTACGTCCGTCGGTGACGTGTCAGCTGGCTCTGCTTCTACCGGTTCAAGTGCTACTTCCGCTTCGACTGGTACTTCTGCCTCGGTATCCTCGGGTTTCACCTCTGAAACTTTAGGCTCTTTTGCCTTCTTTTTCTTTGGTTCTTCCTGTTGGGCGTTTAGCGTTTTCTCTAGCTCTTCCACTTCAGCAAGCTGAGCTTGCACCTGTTTTGGCAATGCCATGTTTTTCTCCTTAAAGCACCAACTCTGTTCCTAGCGTCCCGTGGGTATGCTGTTCCCGTTATGGTGTGCTTCTCGTATTTTGCGCATATGCGCGGTTTTCTACCTTGGCTGCGTCTCTCGCAGCTTCCAGTAAATCTGCAAATGCTTCCGCTCGTCCTTGCAACCGGTGGACTTGTACCATGTCGGCTGCGTGTACTAGCTTCAGCTTGGCGGTTTCTAACTCCGCCTCTAACAATCTGAGTAGTGCTTCATTGCCGGGTTCTCTGAGTCTAATCAGAGCTGAAACGGCTTGGGTATCGACACTATTCAAATCAATCATAGTTTAAAAGTATAGCATATGTGTCAACGTGTCAACAGATAGGCTCGTTAACGTCCATTTGGGCGCGGGCTTATAAAGTTATCTTGCCTGCCGCCTTGTGGCGTTCCGTCTTCTTGCAGGTTAGCCGCCTCTTGGGCTTGCTGTTGCTGCTGCATCATCATCATTTGCTGCTGTTGCTGTTGCTGCTTCTTTTCAATATCTTCTCGAGAAGGGACAAGACGGTCAACATTGGCGTTAAGATTACCGGCCAAATCCCGCATGAGTTCAGCCGTACCCGCAGGTCCAACAATTTCTTGCGCAACCGGACTTTCCAATACAAGGCGGAGGAACTCATTTTTACGTACAGCCTCAGCTTCTTTGACGACAAGCGACATCGCGCCTCGTGCCATAATTTGTACATCACCAATTAAATCCGGGTCTTCCGAGTACCGTAGGTTTCTCTGGTACTGGCGCTCAAGCATAGGTGTAATCACATCGTGGTCAACGTTACCGATAACCTGCTTTATGCTCTTGCCTGCGTTAGAAATAAGCATAGACAGACCGGACGATGTACGTCCTGCGCCCGGCACATGCTGGCCTGTCATATAACGAGGGATACCTGACACTTCATCCGCAAGTTCCATGAACTTCTCGAACACAGCCATAAGCTCGCCTGCGTTAGAGTTTGGTTGGAAGAACTGCATTGGGGCAGACGCATCGCCGTATTCTGACGACTTAAACTGCCATATCTTCCAAGGATACATCTGAGTAATGTCTTCTCCTGCTGGGAGGCGACTTACGTTTACGCCGACCTGTGGGCCAGATGAGATGCCCATATTGTTCGCTAGTGCGCGTGCTGCTGCGTTACACATATTCTGCGCGTCAATAGTCAGATCAGCTACCCCGTTTCCGTCGATACGTCCGGGGACTTTCTCGAAAGAAGTGAGGTAATAGGGCTTACGCCCAATAGGGTCGTAATTTAGGACAGCTTTAACAATCGTGTTGTTAACAATAAGATCAGCGCTTGCGTCATCAAAGTCTTTGTCGGTTACGGACTCCATTTCGCTGTCATAGTGCTCTAGCCAATCAAACCCGCCTGCGCCGAAGTCAGCAAGTAGTGTACGTATGGCAGACTCGTCGTAGCCTTCAACACCCAACATCGCCTCAAGGTCTTCACGCGTTAAATGGTGAAGCTCCATGATTGGCATGTTCTGAATGTCATCGCCCCAAGGAGCGTAGTAGAACTTATAAGGGTCAACGCGTTCCCACTCGTCACGTAGTACGTCAACTGCGGCTAAGCCGCCTTTAACATACTTCATAGCTTTACGTTTGCGGGGGATTGGACCTTTAATAACAGCGAAAGGAAACGTCGCAAGATCGTTCGTAAATTCGTAGAGAGCTTTTACCCAGCCGCCCTCTGCAAGCTGATCTTCCATCTTCAGTTCCATACGATCAACGCGCTTTTCCGCTTCGTGCTTCATAGCCCGCGTAGCAGTATCTTTCATGCCAGCGGCGAGATTTTTAAGCTCCATAGGATCAAGCGGTGCGTTACCCGCAGAGTAATACTGCTGTAGGTTTGCAGACATTATGCGTTGTAGGTTCGCCGCTACTTCAGGCGGAACCTCAGGAATTGGTGTTGGAGAAAGAGACCAAGGCTTATCAGCCCCAGTGCCTAGAAGTGTATCGCGCAACCATGCAGTAGCAGTCCTGCACTTAGTACTAACAATACCCATAAAGATTTCAGAGCCGCCTTGTTCACGTATCTCTGCCATCTTCGCTGGGTCATATTCCATGTTCCTTGCACGTACGCACGCAGACAACCGATCTTCGATTGTGTCGCGCTTATGATCTCGCATCTCTTTCCACCGACGGCGGACATGCGCTGCAAGACCCTGTATCATAGGGGTCATCTGCTTTTCGGCAGACTCTCTCTGTGCTGCGGCCTCTAGGTCAGAGGCACGCGCAACGGGAATAAGTTGCGAACCTAGTGCCATTAAATATTATCTCACATGTGCGATACTATGGACACCATAGCGTTTATCTGCTAACAGGTCAACACATTACGTCCAGCCTCGTGATGATACCTTAACCACCTCTCGCCGTTCGTCCATTGAAGCCATGCCACCAAAGGTCTCTCCTCCATCCGCGTGCAGACACATATACTGAAAAGCATCAGCTACATCCGACCATGGGTGCGATTTTTCTGGACTCTCATCCCTCACACCTTTCGTATTTATCTTGTAACGGTACTTACCCGCTAACGCCTGTACGAGTGGCAGCGCACCTTCAGGGACGATAACAACTCCGTGTTTACCGTCGACGACGCGTGTCATAAACCTATCGACCGCTGCTATCCTAGCGGCCACAGAATTCGTCTTAGCCCCTTTGACCATAAAGCCTTCGTTGCGCCATATGTCAGCGACCGTCCGCTCATCGGTCTGAGCACGCTGAAATGCAGCCGGGTCAATTATAATCAGCGAGCGTCTACCGGGGAACTTGTTAACCAGTAGAGGTTTTATCACTTCTCGCACAAATCTCAGTGCGCCCATGCCGTCAGATATTTTCGCATCGTACACAACCAAGCGTCCGTCGTAGGCTACCTGCCCTATCACCGCCGCCGGGGTTAGACCCGCGTCGACACCGATCAACAGGGGGTCGTCAGAGTACATAGGTTTCATCGTAGTTTTCGCAACGTGCACGTCTCTGTCAAACGAGCGGAACACAGGTAGACCAGACAACGACTTGCCGAACTGCGCGTTGATATACACGTCGATCCAGTCGTCAGTCTTACCTTGAGCGAGGTTGTCGTAGTAATCATCTGGCAGGAACTGGGTCCAGTCGGCTTCAGGAGAGAGACCGCTGGGCTGTATCGTGATATGTACGTTCTCTGGCGGCTCAGTGAGCAGCGTTTCCCAGAAAGTATCCATGTCAGGGGGGTTAGTCATACCCCAAATGTGCATATTCGACCGTCCATCGTCGGTCACACACCCCACACCGTTCATCATTTTGTCTGGGTAGCGACCTACACGGCCTTGTGCAGCGTTGTAAATGTCGGGGTGAATCTCTCTAAATTCGTCAAATATGATGAAACTAGCCTGTAAAGACAGCAATCTTCGCACGTCATTGGCGTCATCTAGCCCGCGAAATAGGACTTCGCACTCTACATCACCCATTTTTATGACGAATTTGTACTCAGTTTTGAGGAAAGCACCCATGATTCCATCGGGTATCCACTTCAAAAAGTCTGGAATTGACGTATCTCGGAGCTGCTCACGCGTATTTCGCACCCAAATGCACCTAGAACGACGTATTCCGTCCTTACACGGGGCCATCTGTGCCGCATGGTGCACAATTTTCATAATACCGGCGGTGGTTTTGGTCGATCCGACCGGTCCAACAGCCAAAGATATGAACTTTTCCGAGTAAAAAAAGTCGTCTAGGCTCGCTATAACCTCAAAATTAACTTCATGTAGCATCGTCGAGCGCCTGACCTTCGATTGTGATGGCGTCGTCTCGGTCCTTAGCGCGTGTGATGTTGATTATGACCTGTGGTCCACCACCTGTGTTGTCCGCTTTGGTATCCGGTTCCAGTTTGCCGAGCTTATTCAGCATTTTTTGGAACTCTATCCGGGCCATGGGGTTTATTGTGGGGTTCTGCATATGGCGGAACAAGTTATCTAGGTTAACTGCACCCAACATACGGGCTACCGTCTCCATTTTGGACGGGTCTTCTTCAATCGCCAGCATATCCGCAGGGGACAAGATGGGTTTATCGACCTGTGTAGGGTCTATTGCTTTGTACAGTTGTTTGCTCATGGTGTCAGATGCTAACGCGTGAGCACATCTGTGTCAATATTTGGAATTTAAATGAACAAGAGGTTAGCAGCTTAAAAAGGGTCAAATTTTGGGTTGCGATGTACGTGAGACCTAAGGGCTGGTGGCCCCCCGCCCCCCCGTCGGTCCCGCCCCCCTCGTGTTTACGCGCCGCCATTGGTGAGAGAGTGAAAAGCCCTCAACGATCATCGCGATCTGGAACTAAGGTTCTCTCTCCGGCAGAAATACTTTTTGCGCTTTTGTGCACGCGGCTAGCTACTTTGTGAACCGCCCAACGCTCAAGCGTATCCGAAAGGCAGAGCGAAAAGTTGGGGTCGTTAGTAGAGCGGACGGGATGCGTGTAATAGCACGCGTGATAGCAGGGGAACATTTGGTTTCAGTAACTGCATCCTCACCGGCGGATGAAACTTGATGACATTAGTCAAGTGGACGCGCGGCGGCGCTAGAGAACCTGAAGGGGTTATCACAATGTATATGCAATCACGCGTATCCATTGCCCTAACCCTTTAACCATTGGAGTAATCTATCATGTTAACTACTAAAGAGCTTAATGCTAAAATCGGCGGCATCCGTCGCACCACTGCGTCACTTCGTGCAAACATCCAAGTCGTATTGTGTAACGCGGCGGGTCATGCGTTCGAACATGGTGACGTCACGCCGTTCGCTAAACTATTCGAAGCAACATCAGGCGTAAACCGTAAGCGTATAACCGCTTGGGTACATGCCAACGGCTTCGCCATGCTACAAAAGGATGGCACGTTTAAACTCAACAAGACGCAACGCAAAGAGTCTGACTTCGTCGACGGTGACGCGGTTGTCGAGTATCTCACCAACGAGGTGCCTGCTTGGTTCGCCAACGAGGAATCCGCCGCGACGATCATCAAAGAACTGGACGCCGTGCAACGCATCAAGTCTTTAACCAGTCAAATCACAAAAGACGACGCGGTTATCAAGCCAGTTGACCTCGCCGCGTATCGCCAAGCGATGCAAGACCTCGACGACGCTATCAAATCGGTAGCGTGATCCACTGTGCAAGGGTATTTAGACACGAAATGGCTTGTCTAGTCGTTTGTCTAAATACCCAAGCCACCTAAGTGTATGTTTTATATAGTATATATTATTATATTTAGACAATTAGACAATTAGACAAGCATAAATAATAACATCAGGATTTCATAACTCTGACGTGTTGAAGTGAAAAACGCGCCCTCCATTGGCGTCCCCGCACTTTGTTCTAAATCTTTGTCTAATTGTCTAAATACAGTAATACCAAGGGCTTACGCGCTAGACGCTGTCTAATTGCCCTTGTCTAATTAACCTTTTGTCTATTATCTGTTTACACGTAACCACTTACAGGAGTGTCTAACTATGTCTTATGTTTCACCACAACAACGTCGCATCGACCGCGCAGTTAGTCGAAGTAATACCCGTCGCGCCATTGATTGGCTCGGTAGCATTGTGTTCGCATCGGTGTTCGGTCTGTTCTTCGCCTTCATCATTCTTAACTGGCTCACTGGATGCGGCGAACGCTTCCCGACCGATGCTGTCGGTGGGTACG